AAAGTAAAGACTGCGTACGAAAAAGCTATGGAGTGGGTTGACGACCAGAAATATTACGGCAAGTTAACTTTATCCGCCGAGTTAAATAAATATAATGAAATGGTAAAATCTTACAGTCTTAGTACTGAAGAACGTAAGAAGTTAGATCGTGATGTATTTAGAGTTAAGCAAGAAATTACTAAACAAACTCAGGAACTCGAAGCAAAAGCGTTCCAAAAGTCTAAAGATTGGATTGCTGACCGTAAATATTACAACGAGTTAACATTGGAAGAAGAATTAGCTGCATGGGAACGCGTATCAAAGACTCATACAAGCACCGATGAGATGCGTAAGGAATCAGCTAAAGAAGTATACCGAGTTAAGAAAGAATTGCTTGATAAAGAAGTAGCTGACGCACAAGAGTCCTTCGACAAATCACAATCCTGGATTAACGAACGTATGGCTTATAATGATTTAAATATGGAACAACAATTAGCCGCGGCAATACGAGTAGAAGCAACTGCTAAAGCTAATAGTATAGCAATTGGTAAAGAAACTCAAGCTTATAAAGACGCTAGATTAAAGCGTTACCAAGCAGAGAAAGCTATAAAAGATAAAGAAAATGATTTAACCAAACAAGCAGTAGATATTAAAGAGAAAACGTTAAAAGATATATTTGACTTAGAGAAAGACTACGCAGAAAAGACTAAACAGTTAAACAAACAACTAAAAGACGACCAGAAAGAGCTTAATGACGCGTACGTAGACGCTGTTAAGTCTAGAACGGAAGCTATAGTTGGTTCTTACGGTATATTTGACAAGTTAGATGCTGAGATAAATCGTAACAAAGAACTCTTAGACTTAAAGGTCAAAATGACAGACGTCGAAGATACTTTAGCTGAGAATGCTAAGGTTGCAACTAAAGAATCCTTGCGAGACGTAACTAGTGAGAAAGAGTTATTGTTGCAGAATATCGAAGCTAAGAGAAACGAACTAATCGCAATACAACAAATACAGAAACAAAATCGTCAAGGTACGTCTGTCAGAGAAGAAGCTAATGTCCAAGCTAGAGCAAAGGGTCTTGAATTTAGCAATATGACAACTAAACTTGAAGAGTTAAACGCGATGCAACAGAAGTATGACGAGAATACAAAGAAGCGTGTTGACTCAGAGAAAGAGCTTCAGAAGATTAAGGACGATATCGCATCTAAAGACCCAGTTACAGGAGACCAGTTAATAGATAATCTTAGAGGTCAAGTGAAAGAACTTAAAACTTGGCGTGAGAATGTCGCTAGTCTTGAAGCTAAAGGGCTAGACAAAGAATTATTAGGTGAACTTCGTAACTTAGGTCCTAAAGTATTACCTGAGCTTAAAGCCCTCAACAACTTGTCAGGTAAGCAGTTGAATGAATATGCTGGATTATGGTTTGAGAAGTATTCTTTAGCCAGAGTTCAAGCTTTAGATGAGTTAGAAGGTATGAGGGTTGGTAATAAAGAGAAGATGGAAGATTTGGCTCGTGAGTCTAGGTATGCCTTGGACACGCTTAACACCGAATCTAAAACTGCTCTAGAGAAACTAAACACAGAAACTCAAACACAATTAGGTACATTATCTACTACGTGGAAGACCGAAATTGGCACAATCACAAGCACCACAGGTAAAGCGTTCACTGATTTAGTATTAGATATTAAGAAGACATTAACCACCGCTGATTTCTATAAGGCTGGAGAAACCCCTGCTACTGGGTTTACGCAAGGATTTGCTGGTGGGGTTACAAACAAAACTAAACCTGCACAAAAAGCTATATGGGAATTTGGGGCTACTATGTTATCCGAATTATCCAACTCCCTACAAGTACGTTCTCCTTCTAAGAAGACCTTTGAAATAGGTCAATTTGCAGGACAAGGGTTTATCAACGGGCTAAGCAGTCTCGCAGGGCTAGTTTCTACTGAGAGTGCTCTTGTCGGGGGCATCGCGATGGATATATTACAGGATGCGGCTACTAAAATAGCAGATTTCTTTAGTGGTTCGTCGTTATCATCTCCTACAATAACCCCAGTATTAGACTTGTCAAACATTCAAAATGGAGCCAATCAGTTAAGTGGTATGTTGGGAACATCATCCGTAAACTTAGCAAGAAGCTCTGGGAATGTAACTTCATCACAATCAGCTCTGAATTCTATAATACCAGCAATCGAAGGCCAACAGTCAGGTACAGTTAATACCTTCTCAATTGCAAATATGAATATCAGGGAAGAAGCAGACATCAAACGAGTAGCAAGAGAGCTATATCAATTACAAGTATCAACAAGTAGGGGGTGACATATTGGGTTTTACATTTAACAGTATACATAGTGATACCTTTAGGATAGCGGTTCGTACGAATAAGATTCCTTATATTCCAGAAAAGAGACAAAAGACTGAAACAGTCCAAGGACGTGATGGAGGATATACGTTCGAAGATAGTTACAACAATATCAAAATACCAGTATCTTGCTCCTTTACAACAGACACGCTTGTAGAGCGACGTAAGACAGCTAGAGCCATAGCTGCTTGGTTAAATACTAGCGTAAAACCAGCAATTCTTATATTTGACTACGAACCAGACATCGAATATAAGGTTGTGAAAATAATCAACAATATAGAAGGTGCATTCAGAGGAGCATTAGTTCCAGTTGACGATTTCGACATAGAATTTGAATGTGTACCTTATCAAACAAATACTTTTTCCAATGACAACATTACATGGGAGAATATGACTTCTGCTTGGATGTACGCGGATATTGAGTGGGCTGGAGATTATCCATTAACATTTATTGGAGGTCCGAATGAGGAAATCCACGCAATACTAACCAACTTTGGGACATATGATGCGGACCATATAATAACAATCTCTACGATGGGTCCTAATAGTAGGGTATATATAGAACTACAAAACTATTCGCCTTTCGAAGTTGTTATAATATACAATATCGCGGAAGACACCCCAGTATATATTGACTCAAAAGAAAAATTAGTATATACAATCGTCAATGGAGTTAAAGTTAATAAATTTCACGATTTCGCTTATAGTGAGGATTTCTTAAAAATACGTCCTGGTGTTAGCGACTTCAAAGTATATGGTACATATGACGTTGTAGTCGTAGGATTCAATTACAAAAATACATATTTATAAGGGGTGGTTTGATGTTTCCAATGTTATTTAGTGATGCTGGCGTCAAATTAGCTCTTATAGATAACGTCATTCAAGATACTGCAAAGATAAAGCGAGTAGTGAATGGAGAATTTACTTTCGCAATGCAGGCGTACGAAAAAGATTTGAAAAGTGAATATTTTGCCCCAGGGAATTATTTGTCAATCGAAGGGCAACATTTCGATATAAAATATATCCAACAAAACCATAAAGAGTCAGCAGCTCTATACGATATTCAATGTGAGCATGTCAATTATAGACTTCAGGACTCAATACAAAATACTCTTGCTAAGTATAGTTTTAATGGTACTCCAAAAGCCATACTTGACAATATTTTAGCTGGAACGGACTTTATAAGCGGAACCGTCGATTTCATAACTCCAATGGCATTTATTGTTAATAAGCAAATAACCAGAAAAGGTCTTATTTATGAGTTAGCAACGTCTCTTGGTGGGGAAATTGATTATACCGATAACGGATTACTCGATACAATAGGTCAAGACCAAGGGTACGTCATACAATTTGGTAAGAACCTAAAAGGTGTAAGTAAAACAATAGACAACCGAGGAGATTTAAAAACAACTTATAGTGTTGACATTCTAGAGTTGAAAAACAGCAATACGTACATAGAAAAACAATTACAGTCTTTAGAAGTAATAGAGATTGGTGATTCGGTAAGGGTTATTGATTCTGTAATAGGCTTAGATATTGTTAATCGTATAAAGTCTATCGAATATAATCCTCTATATCGTCTTAATACTGCGGTAGAGATATCCAACACTCTAGACATCATATCAGACACCATTAAACGCATTGACAACGAAAAAGTTAATCAAGAAGGTGTCTATAACGGAATCAAAATAGGACCAATTGACGGGTTTGTTGCCGAACGTTCTGATGGTAAAGCTAAGACGATGATGAGTGCTACTGAGGGTATAAGTATATATTCTAATGTAGGTGCGGGTCTTGCTCGGAATTTCTATGTAGATACAGATGGTAAAATCAAAGCAAAACAAATAGACATCGATGGTTCTGGTACTTTCTCAGGTAGTCTATCCGCAGCGTCAGGTACGTTTACTGGAGAATTACAAGCCGCATCAGGTACGTTTACTGGGGATATATCAGCCGCATCAGGTACGTTTACTGGGGATATAAATACAACTGAAAGTATTGTGATAGGAAATAACCTATATTTAGGAGTCCCCGATACAAAAGGCAATAAAGGATTATATTTCTTCGACTCCGAAACTGGAGTTTATTCGAGCACAGGAATGTTCATGTATGAATATGATTCTGGTAGTTTTGCTATAGCATTATATGGTAGTGGCGACCAAGTTCGTATAGGAAGTGACCAAGTTATATTCCTATCTAATCCCTCAGAGGATACTGGAATATGGGTAAACTGTATCCCAGGTTCTGAGTACATAACGATACTTAACAGGTCTCCATCAGGAGGGAATGGTTCTGGGGAGTTAACAGTAGCCCAATACGGCGAAGGTAATTTAAATATAGAACACCATGGTCTAGGCCCTATTGGAGAAGATGCTGGTGGCGGAGATGTATTTATATCCCAACAAGGTACTGGCGATTTGATAATGGAGCACTCAGGTACTGGAGACTTAATAATACGTCGTGGTATTGGTGGCGGAGATATCATATTAGATAATGGTGAAGCAGGACTTACTAAAGTGTTAAGTGGTATGAAAGTTGTAACCGACTTATCAGTTGGCGACTCCACGATAACCGATACTTATATGCACATTGTTAACGCAATGGAGGATGGCACGCGAGTAACTGAGAAGAATAAAAGCGGCGTCATATATCTTGATGGCGAATACGTAGACCCTAAAACATACATATCAGGTATGCTCCAAGATAACGTCTGGAGAGTATATACACAATATGACTCTCCAAATAATATAGTAGAACAATACGCTAGTGATGGAACTTATGGCGACATATATCTAACCACCACGGGCTCACTCACGACTGGTAAAAACACATGGAACTTCGATGGCACTCTAAAATATGGCAATACAGATATCAACGATAAGTACTGTAAAAATATGGGAGGACAAATTCTAAGGTTTCAGTATGCTGGTGGTTATTTGGAAATATGGAACGGTGCAACGTACATAGGAAGATGCTTAATAGTCCCATAACACAAGAGGAGGCGAAATATGAGCAATAGATATGCTAATTTAGTAGGAACTAATAAGATTAAAGATGAATATACTAAAATTAATACTGGATTCGATCTTGTTCAGAATGAAATTGACGCAGAGATACTTAATAGAACTAATGCGGACCAAGAGATTGTCGACTCAGTAACACAAGCTAACCTATCTAGACAACAATCGGACGACGCTATAACCTCACGTATAAATACCCACGTAAATTCAACAACAGAGAAACACGTACTTAGCGGTATAACCAACGACTCAACCGTCATAGGAGCGTCTGCAAAGGTCGTAGTTGAATCTCTACAAGGTCAGATAAGTTCTATATCCGCAGCTGGTGCGAACGCTCAGATAGGCGTATACGCAGTCTCAACTACTGGTACGAACACTCTAACCTCCACGTTCACAGGACTTACGTACTACGCAGGTATGAAGATGAACTGGTCTGTTACTGCGGATAATACTGGTGCTGTAACACACAACCTAAACTCCCTAGGTGCTAAGAACGTATATAAAGTTGTGTTAAACGTAAAAACAGCCTTATCGCCTAGAGATTTGAGAATAGGTGAAATAGCACAGGCTCAGTACGACGGCACAGACTTTATATTGTTGAATGGTAATAGGAATGAAGAATATTCTGCTACGGTGGTAAGTACGAGTGGGATTAACACATTACCTGCTACTAGTCAAGGTTTGATTGATGAGATGGTAGTTAAAGGTAGGACGGATACTAATATATTGACGGATGCGGTGGCTGGGTGCGAGAGTACTAGTGGGTGGACAGGTACTGGTACATTAGCAACCGATTCGGCGAATAAATTAGAAGGAACTAATTGTTTGAAGCTTACTTTAGACGCAACATCTGAAAGATATCAATATTATAATATCACAACTATGTTAACATCTGGCAAATACTATTTAATTACAGCTTATGTAAAAAAAGGAACATTAACTGGTAGCGGTGTTAGGTTAAGATACAATTCTGATGATACTGCATCTATATATACAAGTTACTCGACATCGGATTCATATATTCGTATAGGATTAGTTATCGCACCTACTGATTTTGATACAGCAACCTATGCGAGCCTTTATTTTTACATGAATGGTAACAATGCAGAATATGGTTTTATAGATGCAATCCAACTACAAGAAATATCCGCCACAGACTACGCACTAGGAGTCACCGCATTACTCGACAAATACACTTGGCATCTTGGGGTTAAGAGTGTAGATAAAATTAGGGTGAAGAGTGTTGGTAAGAATTTGTTTGATGGTAAGAATGCGACTCTTAACTATTATATAAATTATAATACAGGAGCGTTATCAATTTTATCAACAGGAGGGGCATCTACAGATTATATCCGTATCAAACCAAGCACTAATTATATAATTAGTGGACAATTAAGTGGGCATACAGGAGGTGCGAGCGGTTCAGCGTTTTACGATAAAAATAAAAACTTTATATCTGGATTTAACACAGCAGTAGCAACGCAATCTCCTGCAAACGCTGAATATATAAGGTGTACAATTGGGTCAACGACATCCAATTTAAGTGTATTCCAACTTGAGCAATCAGCAACCGCAACAACATACGAAACATACCAACAATCACAATCAGTATGCCCTCTACCACTTAGAGCAGTTCCGAGTGTGCAGGATACTTGGGATAGTATTAGGGGTAAGCATGTTCAGAATGTGAAAGAGTATACTTTGTTGAGTGGTGATATAACTTTGGCTTCAACTACAGCTACTAACGTTGATATCTTTTTTGTTCAAATTCCGACCGATATAAAGACAATGACTATAAATACGGTAGACGGTATAGTTTTGTTACCAAATTCGATGGAAATTGTAGACACAGTGTATGATTCTTTAGCCAATATAAACAAGTATTACTCAGGAGATACTAGACTTAGATATTTAGTAACAAAAGGAACTTCTTTAGCAACCGTTCAATCAGCACTAGCAGGAACAAAAATATACTACCAACTAACAACACCAATCACAACATATCTACAACCATCAGTCCTACAAACATCAGCAAACGGTACAATATACCAAGAACGTTTTGTTGAGGACTATGGATTTTATAACTCAGGACTAGCCTTAACAGACTCTACAAAGTTAATCGCTAATCTCGTAGAAGTAAGAAAATGGAATATTAACGATGGTAGTTATGTAATTATACCTAATTCATCAGTTACATTAACAACAGGAGTTATAACATCAATTACTAGTGCAGTAGCAGGAGAATTTTATAGTTTTGATTATAACTATGATGATGCTTTATCTCTAAATGGCGAACTTAATTACTCATATCCTGTAAACACCATAGCCTCACTAAAACTAAACACTGAGAATATACTAACGCTTGATACAAAAGTAAATAACTTAGCAAAGAGTTATGAAAGACTCTCCCAAGGTTACGAAGACTTACAGTTTCTATTATCCGCAGGAAAAGTACCAGGATCAAATTTCCCAGCTTTCGAAACCTTCACAACTAACACCAATGAATATTCGTTCGCAGTTAATGATTATATTGACCTATCAGCTACAGAGCCTCCTCACGACCATAAATTAGGACAAACAAGTGTCGACTTTCATTTACACACTACAGCCAAAGCAGCTAATGCTACTGGAGCTAATAGGTATGCTAAGTTCACGATATATATTGGATATGTCGCTATAGATGGCGTTTGGACTGAAACAAATATTACTGCTGAGTTAACAATACCTACTGGTACTTTAGCGTTGACTAACATGTTCTTATTACTTCCAGGTTTCAATCTAAGTAATGTAGGTATTGGTGGTCAAATTAAAGTTAGAGTTAAAAGAATTGCTGCAACTGGTGGTACAGAGTATGCAAGTTCTATATTTGCAACTCAACTAGGTCTACATTACATATCTGATAGTCTTGGAAGCCTAACACCAACAATTAAATAAGAGGAGGTTTAGTATGGCACACCAATGTACACAAGAAACCAGGATATGTAATCTTGAGAACACTAATCGAGATATGTCAAGAGAGCTTCAAGCTTTAATTAAAAAATTAGATTTACTAATTGAGATTTTAATTAAGGTCGGGTATCTTATAGGTAGTTGTCTACTCACAGCATTAACTTATTTAGTAGTCTATTGGGTTAAGGGGGGTTAACTATGCAAGAAAAATTACAAAGTCCTATATTAAGACTAGGATTATCTGCGTTTTTACTATACCTTGTTAAAAAGTATCTAAACTATGATTTAGGGGAATCTTTTGCGTACGAACTAGTTGACGTGGTTATCGGTATAATTATTATCATTGCTATGTATAACAACCCTAATGACCGTAACAAACTATAGAGGAGGTATGTATGGCTCTAAAATATAATAAACCATTAGTACCATTAGATTTAAACAAAGTATTCTTCCTTATAATCCATCACGTTGATGCTAAATTTGCTTCTCCTGAAGCTATAGAAGGATGGCATAATGCTAAAGGTTGGAATGGTGCTGGATACAACGAATACATACGTAAGAATGGCGAAGTAGTAATAATGCGTGGAGATAATATAGGAGCCCAATGCCATGGCATGAACTCTAAATCGTACGGCATAGCTTTAGAGGGAGACTACAACAGCGAAACTATGATGCCTGACGTCCAAATGAAGAAGTTAGTTGAGAGGTTACAATACCACAAAACTAGGATGCCTAACAAAGTAGAAATAGTTAAACACAGTAAGTTTGTAGCTACGTCCTGTCCAGGTCAGTACTTCCCGTTTCAAATGATGTTAGGACTTGTAGAGTTTAATATAGATTCCGCTATCCTAAAATTAACACAAGCTGGAATTATCACGAGCCCTGAGTATTGGACTGCTACTGCTGTCCCAGGCAAAACCTGTTTCGGAGAGTATGTTGGTAAACTAATAGTGCGTTTTGCAAATAAAATATAAGGAGGCACAATGATTAAATTAATAACAATACAAACTACTAACAAATTGAATTCGGTAATAGCGGTAGACGAAGAAGGTAATGGTAACGCTCATCACGAATACCTAATACAATACGATCAATATCCTGTAGGGGAGCCTATTGAGACGATACCCCTAGTTGGTATAACTTTTCAGAATGGCGTAAGATCATATCATAGATCTACTCATGGGGTTACGAACGAAGACTTGTTAGAGATATGTAGACATAGACTTCAATGTTTTCAAACATCCGAGTATAAATGTAGGGAAAATATGATGGCGTTGTTTCATATAGAAGAAGCTTTGATGTGGTTAAACCATAGAGTAACTGATAGAGCTGCTAGAAATGTTCTTGGCGTCAATAGCAAATAAAATATAAAATACAAGGAGGCAACACATGGCTAATTTAACAGCACAAGAAATAAACGATCTTAACCGTATGAATCAAACAACAACTAACGCAGGTTTAGGTACTAGGCTTAATGCTATAGACTTAGCGGTTCAAGCGGTAGTAGCGACTGGAACCCCAGTTAACGCTGTAGCAGCAACAAAGACTTTAACTATAGCAGGAGTTGTATTGGATGGAGAGACTTTCACAATAAACAACCCAGCTGTTGTAGGAACTGATAAGTACGAGTTTCTTGCTGATGTAGCTCAGACTAAAACCGAGGCTACTAATATTGCGGTGGATATTACTGCAAGCGTTACCAATGCAGTAGTAACATTAACCATCGACACTCAACCACTAGCTACAGATACCATGACTATTGGAAACAAAGTTTACACATTCGTAGCTATTGCTGCTGATACTGAAGACGGTAAGATATCTGTTGGAGCTGACTTAGCCGAAGCTCAAGTTAATATCGTAGCTGCTATTAATGGTTCTTCAGGATTCAACACTCCTCATCCATTAGTTAGTGCGGCAGCTTTCGTAGGTAACGATGTGGTTATCACAGCATTAGTAGGAGGAACTCTTGGTAACGCTATAGACTCAACACAAACTCTTACGGCCGTAACTAATATTTTCTCAGCAGCAACTTTAACAACTGGGGCTAACTGTAGTGCAGCAGATGCTATTACAGCTTTAGTTGCAGCAATCACCGCTTCTGATACCCAAGGAGTTGGAGCTGTAGACGGAGCTGGAGACACTATCGTATTTACTGCTGACGCTGGTGGTGTTGCAGGTAACACAATATCTTTATCTGAGACTTTGACGAACGGTTCATTAGCTGGTGGAGCAACCGTATTAGCTGGTGGAGTTAACGGTACTATTGGAGTATTCGGAGAAGCTTTCATGGATGCTACTTATATTTACTATGTTACTGCTGATAATACTGTTTCTGGTCTTAATTGGAGAAGAATTGCACTTGGAGCAGCATTTTAGTTAACATTTAGAAAAAATGACCTCGTACGATTCGATTTAAGCGACTCTAGAATATACGGTAATATAATATGTATACTTTAGGGGTAAAATGGCTTAAATCGAACGTGAGAGGGGTCACAAGCGATTCAGGTTAAAATCCCCCTATTTTCAACCTAATATTCGCGATAATAACATATCTTATAATGAAAAGTATAAAAACTTGAAAGGAGAGATAGAAATGTTTAAAAAAATCACCAAGAAGGATAAACGTACTGCTCTTGAAAAGGAAATTGAAACAGTCATTAAGACGCTTAGCAAACTAAAACCGAGCGACGATATGTACACGACGGCAACGGACAATCTTGAAAAGCTATACAATATGAAATCGAAAGATTCCAGAAAAGTATCGCCAGACACGATGGCAGTTGTAGTTGGAAGTATTGTTGGAACGGTATTAGTTCTATACTTCGAGAAGACTGGAGCAATAACTACAAAGGCAGTATCGTGGATACTTCGAGGTCGTGTTTAAAACACGGCTTCTCTTTTTTCCTCGCGTAATAAACATAGGGTAGTATGGAAGATAAAATTTAAGGAGGAATTATTATGAATAAAGATGAAATAATGGGCTTAGTGCTTATTGGTGGATTCTTCACATGTATCGGGTCTATGGTTGGAGGATTTGTTGTACACAAGATCGACAAAAAATACGATTCAAAAGGTAGCGAAATTTGGAGGAGTTCGACAATATTGTTTAAGGAATTATTAATAGACAGTTATGCGAAGAATGACGAACTTAAAAAAAAGATAAAATCTATGGAGGAGGCTTAGCCTCTTTTTTCCTCGCGATTTTTACAACTGCTATAATAGAAGATAAAAGGAGGAATTTATTATGGAAACAATAATTATGAGTTTGATGGGAATGGGCGTAGCAGTTGTCGTACTAATCATTGGGATAGTCATAGGAGTAATAGCATTAGCTATAGCACTAGCAGCGACCAATGTAGGACGAAAGACTATATGCAGTATTGTAGCAAACAGAATTATGAAAATTCTATGGACAAGGAAACCTGGAAGACTTAAAAGGAGAGCTTAGGCTCTTTCTTTTTCCTCGCGTAATAAACACTTCCTATAATAGAGAGGTTATAAGATAGGAGGTGACGTATGATTGTAGGAATTATTATGATACTCATTGGTGGGGCATTAGTTTATATGGATGTTACGAAGCCAAAAGAATAACTTTACTAGTTAGAGCTTAGGCTCTTTCTTTCCTCGCGAAAAAAACAACTGTTATAATAGAAGATAAACTTTAAGGAGGAATTTAATATGGAATTATGGAGCGTAGCAACAGCAGCAATGATTATAGCAATAGCATTTGCAATAGGAACGGTTGGGTGTATTGGCTTTTATTGGTATTGGATAAGATTAATGTTTAAAGATAAAGACTAGAGCTTAGGCTCTTTCTTTTCTTCTCGCGATAAAAACATATGCTAGTATGAAAGGGGATGTGAATATGAAAAAACATTATTCGATACCACACCTTATTCTTGACATGATATTAATAGCATGCACAGGAGGAATATGGTTGGTTTGGTTAATAGTAAAATATTTAAGGAACGGATAGTTAGAGCTTAGGCTCTTTCTTTTCTCGCGAGTTTTACAACTGCTATAATAGAAGGAAATTTAAAGGAGGAATTGTTATGAAAATGGGTACTGAAGAATTGAAAGATGCATTAAACAAGTTAGAAACGGGTGGGGGACTATACAGGAGATTAGCGATAAAGTTATTATTATCGAAAAACGAGGTATATACGACAGACCCAGAACTAAAGGGTTTAACTCAAAAAGACATTATGAAGATTGGAATCATTTTAAATGCAATAGCTATTGAATTAGAAATAGAAGACTAGAGCTTAGGCTCTTTCTTTTCTCATGAAAGGAGAAACTAGTATGAGATGTAATTGTGGTTGTTACGATATGGATACGGTTAATGTTATAGACGACGTGTATACTTTGAAATGTTTTGTGTGTAAACGCCAATATACTCAAAGTGTCGATGAGGTTTATTCGTACGAAAAAGACCCTATAACTAATAGGATACATCGTCTGCGTTATCTTGTGATGTTTCATTCGTACATATACTATCATTTAGGAGAGAATTTAGTGAGTGATACTAAATGGACAGAATGGGCATTAGAACTTAACGAGTTACAAATTAACAACAAAGAACTAGCAAAAACCGTAAGGTGGGATTCCATATTTGAAGACTTCGATCCTTGTACTGGTTTTAATTTAGAGGTACCAGAAAAAATAAGACAAAACGCTAATTCTTTCGCGAGCAATAAAAATGCAAATATTACTTACAATACCGAAAATAACACATTCGTAAACAAAGAAGGAACTGTGATATACGACATATTTAAGTATGTTACGCCAAGTGATTTGCTACTATTTAAAAAGAACAAGAAGAGTGTCATAATAAAAAGTAAAGCGATGGGTAATGTACGACTAGTGTATCTCATGAAAGGAGATTGTAATGTTAAGACAACAGAAAAGACAACTAGCAAGACAAGAAGCAAAAGAGGAAAATCAGATTAAATCACGTACTTATACATACGACGAGTGCGTGAGAATAGCTCATACCTTAATCAAAGACGTAGAGGCACAATACAGTATTAAATACGCATTATGTTTAGCAGCGGCACTAAACGCTGAACCAACAAGTTTTGGGAGGAAGAGAGTTTGCCGTACTATGAAGTTATTCTTCGACCAAGTTGACGCTATAGATTCGGGGTTACTCACACTTGACGAAGTAAAAGAGGTAGCTAAGAAAGTTGGGGTTATTGCTGGGGAAGAAGATAACGCATACACTGTAACTATAGATGAGCGTTCTAAGAAGGATAAACATTTACTAATGAAAGAAATTATAATTGGAGGAGATAACCATGGGAGGACAGTTACGTGATAGTGGAGAAAGAAGAGTATTTGAAACAGGAGCTGTAAGAGATGTTGTAGAAGGAAAAGGACGTTGCGATTTATTACCAGCATCCTCGTTACTTAGGCTGGCTAAACATTACGAAAATGGAGCTAAGAAATACGAAGACCGTAACTGGGAAGTTGGTATACCTATAAGTGTGATGATGGATAGCGGGTTAAGACACTTACTCAAGTATATGGACGGGCAGACGGACGAAGACCATCTCTGTGCAGCAGCTTGGAATATCCTAGGAGCCATGTGGATGGAAGATAAGAAACCTTTAATGCAAGATTTACCAGCTAGGAAAGTTAAAAAAGAAGTTATACCACAACACGTTGATGTCGTGCAATCTAAGATATGGTAGCTCGCGAAAAAAACAACTGTTATAATAGAAGAATAATTAAAGGAGGAATTTATTATGGACGACGATTTAAAGAAACAGGCATTAAAGTTGATAAACGAAATTGAGGTAGCGGAGAAAGACGTTGCAGACAAGATTAGATGGCAACTTGATCCTAATGACTTAATTAGAACAATTGAACGTAAACAAGAATTACTTAAAATTATATTTAGAGACTAGAGCTTAGGCTCTTTCTTTCCTCGCGAAAAAAACACATGATAGTATGAGAGGGATAAGTTTAGCTCGATATTCGATACAAAGAATGGAGAGCAACTACTTGACAGATACTTTGGCCAGTTGAAAGCCTGTAGGATTATACCTTTTAATTTTTCTCTAGAAAGGAGATGTATAAAATGAATTTTACAAAATTAATTCAACAATTTACTACTAAACTAACAAGTACGTCACCAGCTGTGTTAACGGGTATCGCCGTTGCAGGTTTGGTTGCTACTGTAGTGTTAGCAGTAAAAGCTACACCTAAAGCGTTATTACTTATTGAGGAGAAGGAACTTGAGAAAGAAGCTTACCTTACTCCAAAAGAAATGGTAGTAACCGCTTGGAAAGAATACGTACCAGCAGTTGTCATGGGAGGTGTAACAATCGCCTGTGTAATTGGAGCTAACACAATCCACGCTAGACGTACGGCTGCTCTTGCAGGATTATATTCTCTTACTGAGAAGACCCTTAAAGAGTATCGTAGTAAAGTAGTAGAGATAGCTGGCCCTAAGCAAATGAGGATTATACAGGACGACATAGCTAAAGATAAGATAATAGCGAATCCTGTGAACCTCGAAAACGTACTTATTACAGGGCATGGTACGACGTTGTGTTATGATGCTATGAGCGGGCGTTATTTCAGAAGCGACAGAGAGAGTATAAACCGAGCACTTAACAAGCTTGCAAGAGATATGTTGAGCGAGACTACTATAAGTCTTAACCAAGTATATAGCGAACTTGATATCCCACAAACTAAACTTGGAGAGATTGCTGGTTGGCATATTGACGATGGCCAATTAGAGCCGCACTTCAGCTCGCACTTAACAGTAAACGGAGACCCATGCTTGGTCATGGACTTTGTAGAAGAACCGCGTTATAACTTAAATTGGATGTGAATAGGGGGAAATAAGGATGAATATTAAAAAGTTTTGGGAAAATAATAAAGAAGAAATAATGACCGTTGGAATATGTATGGGTATTGGTCTTGTTACGATTATTGCTTGGCAATCTAAAGAAATACGTAGAATAAATCGAATATGGGCTAAGAACGATATTGCTTACGCTAAATTAATGGGTGAGAATGAGTTCCTTGGAAGACTAATACAAAAATTACTATAAGCTCGCGAAAAAAACAACTGTTATAATAGAAGATAAAACTAAAAATCGAAAGGTGGAAATTATTATGAAAATTATGGGATTTATTAAAGCGAATCAAGAGGCAATTAAAAAAGGACTTATTTATGTAGGAGTAGCAGTAGCGGGGGCAGTAGCTTACGCATTTGCGACTGGGAATGAAGAGGAAGTTTTGGAGTTAGAAGAATGTAAAGCTGAAGAAGAAATCGAAATGGTTGAAGCAGAAACAATTGAACCAACTGAAGAAGAAACAGTAGTTTAGATCTACAAGGGATTATGGAAACATAGTCCTTTTGTTTTCTCCTTAGTCGCACAATAAACACCTGTTATAATAGAAGAAAATTTAAGGAGGAATTGTTATGAAATGGAAATTAGCAACGGTTAAAGGAATCGTACGAGGAGTAGTTGGGGTATCCGTATCTTATGTGATTAGTAACGCGATAAAGAAACTAGAAGATGATAATATGTCTACAATGCAAAAAGCATTTGGGGCAATTGGAGGTCTAGCTATTGCGTGGTATGTAACAGATAAGGTAGGTGAATACTCAGAGACTGTGGTGGACGAGGTTGTCGAAGCAATTGGTTTACAAGAACCGACTGAATTAATTGAAGAGAAGGAAGCTTAGGCTTCTTTTTTACTCTTGGGAGGAGATAGGATGGACGATAAGAAAGTAATGAAAGTGGACATGGGTCCTCAAGGTACACGTACGATTAAGATGGATTACCCGTCGAACTCTATAGTATCACGCACTACACCAGAGGCCGCGTGTAAAAAAGTAACTAAAGTAACAACAGGTAAAGTCTTCAAACAGAAAAAATCCGCAAGTGGAAATTTCCTAAAATCATTTATAAGTGATGATATAGGAGGTATTGGTACTTATATATTACATGACGTACTGATTCCTACAATTAAGACGATGCTTACGGATGTAGTTCAAGGAGGCTTAGAACGATTATTATTTGGCGAATCTAGACCTCAATCAAACCATAGACGTACTACACCACATGTTAGTTATAATCGGTCTTCTGTTAACAATGGTAGAGTCGTACGTTCTACTTCTGGTAGTTCTAGAGTAGAAAGACATAAACAATCAAGCTACGACGACCTTATATTGACAACACGTAAAGAGGCTGAAGAGGTTCTTTATCAATTGGTATATTTATGCAGAGAATACGGACAAGCGAGCATAGGGGATTTGTACGATTTAGTTGGAATAACAGGTAATTTTACAGACAATAAACACGGTTGGTACGACTTAGGTAGTGCTAACATTAAACCAGTACGTGGCGGGTATATGCTAAACTTACCAAGAACCCAACCGCTGGATTAGGGGGATAATATGACTAATAACGAGCGATATTTCCAAGATATGAAAAACCGTATATTTGCAATGAAAGATAGAGGGTACACGATTGAAGAAATTTGTTACGTAATTAGGCTGAGTGAAGAACTAGTTAACCAAATATTGAACACATATAAAAAGGAGATATTAAAATGAAATTGATAAAAATAACAAAATTTATAACCAAGATAGCAGGCAGAAAAGGTTTAGTATTACAGAAGAACGCACCAGCAATATTCGTAGGTCTTGGATTGGCGGCAGGTTTAGCTACTGTAATTTGCTCATCTAAAGCAACAATTAAAGCACACGAAGTATTGAAACAACACGATATTGATATGGCAACTATAAAGAAAGCTGGAGAAACTACTAATAAAAAATACACAGAACAAGAGTTTATGAAAGATAAGACCATTCAATACAAAAATACAGTTGTGGAATTGATTAGGCTGTATACCCCCTCAGTAGCCCTAGGATGCGTTTCTGTGGCTTGTATAATAGGTGGACATACTATTATCACAAAAAGAAACTTAGGGCTTGTAGCGGCCTACAAACTGGCTCAGAAGAGCTTTGATGACTACCGTGGTAGAGTTGTTGAGGAATTCGGTTCTGATAAGGATAGACAGCTTAAACATGGCATTACAAAAGAAACTATAACCACATCTTATGTGGACGAAAAAGGTAAAGTTAAAACTGGTAGTACTGAGGTTGATGTATTCAATACTAACCACATAAGTCAGTACGCTAGATTCTTTGATGAGACTAGTACGATGTGGAGTAAAATGCCTGGGTATAATCAACAGTACGTTAAAGTACAACAGAGTCAAATGAACGACCTATTAAAGTCTAGGGGCCATGTATTCTTGAATGATGTTTACGATGTACTTGGCTTTGAGAGAACCTCTGCTGGAGCAGTTGTTGGGTGGTTGTATAATGACGGTGGCGATAACTTCATAGACTTTAATATGTACGACGCAGAAAGACAACAAGTTAGAGCGTTCGTTAACGAGCAAGAACATAGTATATTGTTAGATTTCAATGTTGATGGGGTTATCCACGATTTGATATGAGAGAGGGATGGACTTAACGCAATAGGATGTGGGTGTTTCTATAAAGATATTATAGACTACCCTCATCTTTATACTAGATATTAGGAGGTATAATATGGGATTGGATATAGTTACAGTGTATTACGACTCTGAGTTTAATGTATTTGAAGACGAGAATGGCGATATAATCTATGACATGTTCAGTATTATACGTCCTGCTAGGTTAGAACGTTTGAAGAACATGGGTGGCGGAACGGAGTATGTGTATAACAAGAAAAGATGTATAGTTTATGAATTGATATTTGAAATTTACGAGGAGGAAGATTATGAATAAAATTAACGCATTAATATTTGCGGCAGGTGTGGTAACAGGGTTTCTTGGTACGATGTTATATATGAAGAGCCAGTATGAGGTTGTGGAGACGAACGATTTAGCTGAGGAATCTGATAAAATTATTGCTAAACGTAAGGAAGAAGAGGTTGCAGTAACTCGTATACCAAAAGTTGTGATAGAGGCTAATAAAAGAAAAGAAATACCAAGGGAAATACCGAGTGAAGAGTCTACACGTCTTAGACATGACGACCCTGATTTTCGTTGGCATTATGATTTGAAAGGTGTGAAAAGTGAGATGCATAACGCTCATCCGTCTGAATTAGAGGCTCCACATGATGGTCCTGAGATTGAGATTATAACATTCGAAGACTTTAACGACTACCAGGAAGCTACAGAGTTCTATGATAAATTAACCATTAGTTATTACACAAAAGATGATGTATTAGCTGATGAGAACGATAAACCTATGACAGACCTTAGATATGTTATTGGTGATGAAGCTTTGAGTTCTTTTGGTAAAAATTCAGGTGATGAGATGGTTGTATATGTAAGAAATCATCCATTAACTATAGACTACGAGGTTGTGAAAATCGAAGAAAAGTATTCAGAATATGTACTTAGACAGTATCCAGATGATGATAAGGAGGGGTAATAATGGGAGAAAATCAACGTCTAGTGAAGAAGGAATATTGGAAATATTTAATGGGTAGAGTTGGTGAACATAGAGATTATACTACATTATTAGACGCATTACACAACATCCCTTTTCGCTGGCCATTGAAAAAAGACCACAATCGTGCATATGAATCGGACGAAATAAGACAGTATTTCTGTAATGATATGGACATAAACTACCATGAAATTGAGGGTTGGGATAATCAAAACGTATCGTTTTTAGAGGTAGTTTTACAACTTGCTAGACGCTGTGAAGAGATGGTTGGAGCTATGCAAACGATATCTCATCAGGTTTGGTTCTGGAAATTCATGGACCATTTGGAGTTGGATAGGTACAATAATTACAATTATGATGGCGAAAAAGTGGAAGAAATTGTGGAAAAATGTATAGAAAGGCGTTATGATAGGTTAGGAAACGGAGGGCTTTTTCCTTTAAAAGCTTCTCCAAATGACCAACGTTTAGTCGAATTATGGTACCAAATTGCTGAATATTTGCATGAAAATTACTACTATAATTTGTTCGCAGATTTGTGAAAAAGTGTGACAAAAAGTGTGTTAAAAAACTGTCACGAATTAAAATATTAAATTGGGTAATTATGGTAATGAAAAATTGAAGGTTTTTAGGACGTTTTGTGACGTTTTTGTGGAGCTTTATGCCAGTTGTTAAAGGAACATGACTTAGGGTCTATCCATTAGGTAGTCTACGTTAGAGATATACGTGTGTCATTTGTGACACTTTATTCTTATCTACACACAAGAAAAAAAAAAAGTAATATATAAAAGGTTTTTAAAAAAAGTTGTCACAGGCACACAAGATGAAAAAACACATAAAAACGACATTTTTATACAAAAGTTAAGAAAGGAAGGCAGTTGTGGATTTCTATAACATTAGAGAACGCGTTTACAAAAAAACAGTTGAAATTTATCCAGATTTTAAAATCTGTCGTTCTAAGGATTTAATGATTCGCGGAAAATCATTTTATGCTATCTGGGATGAAGAAAAACAATTGTGGTCGACCGATGAATACGATGTACAAAGACTTATCGATGATGAATTATTTAGGTACCGTGATAAATTTATGGAAACCAGTGATGAAAAAGTAGTTCTTAAGTTGATGAGCGATTATTCAAGTAATGCTTGGAGTAACTTTAGAAAGTATATAGGCAATCTATCCGACAATGCTCATCAATTAGATGCAACATTAACCTTTTCTAATACCGACTGTAAAAAGAAAGATTATGTTAGTAAGAAATTAAGCTATCCAATATCAGAAGGTCCTTGTTCAGCTTTTGACGAAATCATAACAACTCTTTACGACGTCGACGAACGTAGGAAGTTAGAATGGGCAATCGGAGCAATCGTATCTGGGGATTCTAAAGATATACAAAAGTTTATTGTGTTATATGGCGACGCTGGTTCAGGTAAATCTACAATCCTAAATATAATACAAAAGTTATTCGCGGGATATTATACAACATTCGATGCTAAAGCTTTGACGTCCTCAAACAATGCCTTTGCTACAGAGGTGTTTAAACAGAACCCTTTAGTCGCAATACAACATGATGGGGACTTGTCTAAGATAGAAGATAACACGAGATTGAACTCTATAGTATCGCATGAAGAAATGTCAATGAATGAAAAGTATAAACCATCGTACACAGCACGTACTAATTGTTTTCTATTTATTGGAACTAATAAACCAGTTAAGATAACGGATGCTAAATCTGGAATCATTAGAAGATTAATAGATGTTAAACCGTCTGGAAGAAAGATACCATCAAAACCATATCAAGATCTAATGTCCCAAATAGATTTTGAATTAGGGTATATAGCAAATAAATGTTTACATGTGTACAAAGAGTTAGGTAAAAATCGATATTCGACATATAGACCTATGGATATGATATTACAAACCGATGTGTTCTATAACTTTGTAGAATCGCACTATGACATATTCAAAGAGGCTGATGGTATATCCCTTGCCCAAGCATATGCATTATACAAAGAATACTGCGACGATTCGACACTTGAGTTTAAGATACCAAAATTCAGGTTTAGAGAAGAACTTAGGAATTATTTTAATACTTATTCCGATAGAACAAGAGTTAATGGTGTACAAATAAGAAGTTATTATTCAGGATTTATATTTGAAAAATGCGATTCTAATACTCAGTTTATCGAAAAAGAATCAGCTATTAGGGAAATGGTACTTCAAGAGTCATTGTTAGATAAACTACTAGCAGAACAACCAGCTCAGTATGTCAACGATAATGAGGAGCCTAAGCGTAAATGGGTTAATGTTAAGCAAAAACTCAAACAGTTAGATACCTCTAAGACTCATTATGTAAAACCACCCCAAAATCACATAGTCATAGATTTCGATTTGAAAAATGACAAAGGTGATAAAGACTTAGATTTAAATATTGAAGCTGCTAATAAATGGCCAAAGACATATTCCGAAATTAGTAAAGGTGGTAATGGCGTACACCTACACTATATTTACGAAGGTGATGTTACAAGATTATTAAGAACCCATAGTGAAGGGATAGAAGTTAAAGTATTTGTTGGAGATAGTGCACTTAGAAGGAAATTAACAAAATGTAATAACGAACCAGTAAATACTATAAACTCAGGTCTATCTCTAAAAGGAGAAACGATGATAGATTTAAATATAGTAAAGCAAGAAAAAGGTATAAGAGAACTTATCAAAAGAAACCTTAACAAAGACATACACCCAGGAACAAAACCTAGTATCGATTTTATACACAAGATATTAGAAGATGCATATAAGTCAGGTGTGAAATATGATGTAATAGATATGCGTCCTGCTATCTTAGCATTCGCTGTTAAGAGCTCTCACCAATCTGACTACTGCATAAAATTAGTTTGCGATATGAAGTATAAGTCAGAAGACAGAGAGAACACGACGGAGTATGATAATGACACAGTTATCTTCTTCGATGTCGAAGTATTTCCTAACTTATTTGTCGTATGCCTCTTACATGCAGGTAAGGCTCCGTTTAAGCTCATCAACCCTACTGGGATGGACTTGGAACCATTCTTTAAGTTCAAACTCGTAGGATTCAATTGTAGACGCTATGACAACCATATCCTATATGCGAGGTACTTAGGGTATGATAATGAACAGTTATACAAGCTAAGTCAAAGAATAATTAGTGGAAGTCCTAACTGCATGTTTAGCGAAGCCTACAACCTATCGTACACTGACATCTATGATTTCTCATCTAAGAAACAAAGCTTGAAAAAGTTTGAGATAGAGTTAGGTATTAAACATTTAGAATTAGGTTTACCTTGGGACCAACCAGTACCTGAAGAGTTATGGAATAAAGTTGCTGAATATTGTATGAACGATGTTATCGCAACCGAGCAAGTGTTCAATGATAGAAAGCAAGACTTCATGGCTAGGATGATTCTATCAGAGCTTAGCGGACTTAGTCCTAACGACACAACTCAAATGCATGCTGCTAAAATTATATTCGGCGATGACCCAACACCACAGAAGAAATTTAGGTATACCAAGTTAGAAGAAATGTTTAAAGGTTATAAGTATGAATTTGGTAAGAGCACCTATCGAGGGGAAGACCCAGGAGAAGGCGGGTACGTTTATGCAGAACCTGGAATGTATTTGAATACTGCAGTGTTAGACGTTACCTCTATGCATCCTACAAGTCTTATAGAACTTGAAGCGTTCGGAAGATACACATACAAAGTTAAAGAATTACTAGATGCTCGTGTTGCTATCAAACATAAATTCTATGATGTCGCGTCTAAGATGTTGAATGGAGTTCTCGTTAAATACTTAGAAAATGTTGAAGACTCTGAAAAGTTATCGTATGCCCTTAAGATAGTTATCAATATTATCTATGGATTGACTTCAGCTAAATTCGATAACAAATTTAAGGACCCTAAGAATGTCGATAACATAGTTGCTAAGCGTGGTGCGTTGTTTATGATTGATTTGAAGCATGAGGTTAAAGCTAGAGGGTTTACTGTCGCTCATATAAAGACTGACTCTATAAAGATACCAAATGCTACAACAGATATTATAAACTTTGTAATGGAGTTTGGTAAGAAGTATGGGTATAACTTCGAGCATGAAGCTACTTATGAAAGATTCTGTTTAGTTAACGATTCGGTATTCATAGCTAAAGAGAGAGGTAAAGAATGGAAACCTACTGGAGCTCAGTTTGCTCAACCATATGTGTATAAGACTTTGTTTAGTAAAGAGAAGATTACTCTTACTGATATGTGTGAGACTAAAGCAGTAACCACAGCTATGTATTTAGATTTCAGAAGTCATCCAGATGAGGAGTCTATGTTAAAGTTTATAGGTAAAGTTGGGTGCTTCATTCCTGTAGTAAGTCCTAAAATTGGTGGGACTTTACTTAGAGAGAAAGATGGTAAGTACTATGCTGTCACAGGAACCAAAGGTTATTTATGGGCTGAGAAAGAAATAGTAATGGGTATAGACAATATAACAGTTAATTTAGACTACCACGAGAAGCAAGCTATAAAAGCTAGAGAAGCAATTAGTAAACATGGAGACTTTGATTGGTTTGTATCAGAACCATTTCCTCCAGAAGAAGGAACCCCATTCGAACCACCATGTGGTACAAAGAAATATGATCATTGCCATGAGTGTCCAAATTATAGAGAGTCGAACCCTGAAGTATGTCGTCTAGGATATGACGTACTTCCATTTTGAAAGGAGAAATTATAATGATTAACGGAACAATAAGTATTGAAGGAGCAAGAATAGGATTTAGAAACTTTGCGGGGAATGCTGGTAAATTTAACGCCCCTGGTAAAAGAAACTTTTGTGTATTCTTAGAAAAGGATTTTGCTGAAGAAATATCTAAAGATGGTTGGAATGTTAAATGGCTCCAGCCAAGAAACGAAGACGAAGACCCAACCCCGTATTTACAGGTAGCGGTTAGCTATGACAATATACCACCAAAGATTATATTAATAACCAAGAATGGTAAAACTAGAGTTGATGAAGAGAGCGTTCAACTATTAGATTGGGCTGAAATTGAAAACATAGATTTAGTAATTCGTCCTTACAACTGGGAAGTCAGCGGTAAAACAGGAGCTAAGGCTTATGTAAAATCTATGTATGTAACTATAGTCGAAGATGATTTCGCACACAAGTACTATGACGTTCCCGATAGTGCAGTGTCCACATATGTCGATAGACCTTTATGATCACCAAATAGAAGGTGTTGATAAACTAGAGAATGGCTCCATCCTTTGTGGTGGGGTTGGCTCTGGTAAATCAAGAACCGCTTTAGCGTATTTTCATGTTAAGGTTGGCCAAGGGCAAGTTAAAGCTAATGGTATAGGCCAATTTACTAAAATGAGAAAACCTAAAGATTTGTATATAATAACAACAGCTAAGAAAAGAGATAGTCTCGACTGGGAAACCGAAGCTGCTCATTTCCTGTTGTCAACAAAAATTAAATCATTAAACAATACTATAATGGTTGTTGACTCGTGGAATAACATAAAAAAGTATGCCGACGTAAAGAATGCATTTTTCATATTCGACGAACAAAGACTCGTAGGTTCTGGAGCTTGGGTAAAGTCTTTTCTTAAAATAGCAAAACGTAATCAATGGATTTTACTAAGTGCTACACCTGGAGACACATGGATAGATTATATACCAGTGTTCGTAGCTAATGGATTCTATAAGAACAGAACAGAGTTTCTTCGTAGACATGCTGTGTATAGTAGATTTACTAAGTACCCACAAATAGAAAAGTTCATGGAAGAAGGAGTACTATTAAAACTAAGAGAGAAAATTTTAGTACCTATGAGATATCAGAGACACACAATCTCACATCACAAAACTATACTATGTCGATACGATGAAGCTAAGTACCAAAGTGTTCTAAAAGATAGATGGAATCCATACGAGGATAAACCAATAAAAACTATTAGCGAGTTATGTTATCTTTTAAGAAAAGTTGTTAACAATGATATTCGTCGTTGTCTGGAAATTATAGATATACACGAAGAGAAGAAAAGATTAATAGTGTTTTATAATTTTGATTATGAGTTAGTACTTTTAAGAAGTATGTGTGAATGTGCCGAATACAAATTTACAGAATGGAATGGTCATAATCATGACCCTATACCTGATGGTGATGACTGGGTTTATTTAGTGCAATACACAGCTGGTGCTGAAGGATGGAATTGTATAGCAACCGACACCATAGTATTTTATTCTCAAAATTATTCTTATAAAATTATGGTGCAAGCAGCTGGAAGAATCGATAGATTAAATTCTCGTTATAAAGATTTATATTATTATCATCTTCGTTCTAATGCGTCAATCGACATTGCCATACACAAAGCGATAGAAACAAAAAAGAATTTTAACATGCTAAAATTTGCAGCTACAGAAAGACGCAATCTAAAATAGCCTCGCGAAAAAAACACATGCTAGTATGAAGGGAATGTGCTCGTTTTGAAAAAAGCGTAATTTAAATATGAAAGCATATCCCTATTATTTTTCTTGTAGAAAGGATGACTCTAAATGTTAGAAAGTAGTTTTCAAGCAAAACTTATCGATGAACTTGAAGAATTATTTGAAGGCTGTGTAATCTTAAAAAATGACGCAAACCACATTCAAGGTTTTCCAGATTTGTTAGTTCTCTATAACAATCAGTGGGCAGCACTCGAATGTAAACGAAGTAGCCACGCACCAAGACAACCTAACCAAAAGTATTATGTAGAACTTTTAGAGAATATGTCATTCTCAAGATTCATATACCCAGAGAATAAAGAGGAGATACTCGATGAACTTCAACAAACATTCGCGAATCGAAGGTCAGCACGCCTTTCTTAGTGCTAGTAAATATCATTGGGTAAATTACGATGAAGACAAACTACACAACACTTACATGAAACATCTCGCTAGTCAATTAGGAACCAAGTTACACGCATATGCTTGTGAGTCTATAAAACTTGGAATCAAGTTACCTAAAACTAAACAGACTTTGAACATGTATGTTAATGACGCTATAGGATTTCAAATGACACCAGAGCAAACTTTATATTATTCTGAAAATTGTTTTGGAACAGCAGATGCTATAAGTTTTAGAAAGAACACTTTAAGGATTCATGACTTGAAAACTGGAGAGACACCAACATCACCAAGACAGTTAGAAATTTATGCTTCGTTATTTTGTTTAGAGTATGATGTAAAACCACACGACATAAATATAGAGTTAAGAATCTATCAAAGCGATACAGTAACAATTTACACACCATTGGTAGAAGACATATTATACATTACCGAAAAGATAATAACATTTGACAAACAGATAGATAAAATGAAATTGGGGGTATAGATCTTGACTAAACATCTCTCGCATATTGGAGTAGCCAGACGTTCTGGTAGATATCCATGGGGTTCTGGTGAAGACCCTCAACAAAGAAATCGTAGCTTTGCAGGAACAGTTAGTGAGTTAAAGAAGAAAGGACTTAAGCAAGTCGAGATAGCAAAAGGTCTTGGCGTGTCTACTACCGAGTTAAGAAAAATAGTGTCATTAGCTAGTACTGAGAAAAAACAAGCAGATGCCGCATTAGCTCAAAGATTGAAAGACAAAGGATTATCAACTGTCGCTATTGGTAAAAGAATGGACCGTAATGAATCTTCTATAAGAGCTATGCTAAATCCTAAAGCTAAAGAAAGAAATAAAATAACAGATAACATAGCCGATGTTTTAAGAGAAGCAGTTAACACTAAACGGTATATTGATGTCGGAGTTAATGTTGAAAGATATTTAGGAGTCAGTAGAACTAGATTGAAAACTGCTATTAAGAAATTAGAAGATGAAGGCTATAAAGTACACTTTAGTTTCGTAGACCAACTAGGAACTGGTAAGAAAACTAGTTTATTAATATTAACTGATGGTAAGACGACATCTAAAGAAGTATACCATAATCGCGATAAGATACGGTTAGTTCAAAGCTACTCTGAAGATGGTGGGCAATCGTTCAATAATTTAAAACCAGTCAAGAGTGTTAAACTTAAAAGAATAAAGATAAGATATGGTGATGAAGGCGGAAGCCTACAAGATGGTATTATAGAATTAAGAAGAGGTGTTCCTGATATTTCATTAGGACAATCAAAGTATGCTCAAGTTCGTATAGGTGTAAATGATACACATTACATGAAAGGTATGGCTTTGTATTCCGACACTATTCCAGATGGTTATGACATGGTATACAACACTAACAAACCAAAAGGAACTCCATCATCAAAAGTATTTAAAGAAATGAAAGACGATATAGATAATCCTTTCGGTGCAACGGTTAGACAAAAAGAATATATAGACGTGAAAGGAATTAGGCACTTATCAGCTTTAAATATCGTTAACGAAGAAGGCGATTGGGGTAAGTGGTCACGTTCTATATCATCACAAATGTTGTCTAAACAATCAGATACATTAGCCAAGAGCCAATTAAAATTAGGGTATGATATAAGAAAAGATGAGTTTGACTCAATCAATTCTTTAACTAACAACGTTGTACGTAAGAAATTATTAGAAGCTTTTGCTGATGGTACAGACGCAGCTTCAGTACATCTTAAAGCCGCCGCTCTACCTAGACAATTATCTCAAGTTATTTTACCGTTCTCAAAAATGAAAGAGAATGAAATCTATGCTCCTAATTTTAAGAATGGAGAAAGAGTTGTTTTAATTCGTTACCCACATGGCGGAATCTTTGAGATACCAGAACTTATTGTTAATAATAAAAACAAAGAAGCTAAAGCATCTATCGCTCAAGCAGTGGATGCAGTTGGTATACATCCTAAAGTTGCAGAAAGATTATCAGGTGCCGACTTCGATGGTGATACTGTATTAGTAATCCCTAATAACAATAGATTAATAAAGACTGCTCCTGCACTAGCACAACTGAAAGACTTTGACCCTAAGGTAGAGTACAAAGGTTATCCAGGAATGAAAGCTATGACTACTAAAACTACAGGCATGCAGATGGGGTTAATCTCTAACTTAATAACAGACATGACAATAAAGGGTGCACCTGCTGACCATCTAGCTAAAGCAGTTAAACATTCAATGGTAGTTATAGACGCTCAGAAACATGAGTTAGATTATAAGCGTTCTCACATAGAGAATGGAATAGCTAGACTTAAGATAGAGTATCAAGGTTCTGCACGTAGTGGAGCAAAAACTGTTATTTCTAGAGCCTCATCTGAAACTGACGTGCTAGATAGAAAGTTTACTATTGATAAGTTAACAGGAGAAAAGGTTTACACATACACAAACAAATCATACATAAACAAACAAGGTAAAGAAGTATTTAAATCATCTAAGTCTACTAAGATGGCAGAAACAAAAGATGCACATACTTTGTCATCTGGTACAGTAATAGAGAAAGTTTATGCAGACTATGCTAATCAATTAAAAACATTATCTAATCTAACTAGAAAGATAGCAGTAAACATAAAACCAACAGGTATGTCGGCTAGTGCTAAAGTTGCTTATGCAAATGAAGTAGAGAGTCTTAATCGTAAATTAAACATTGCACTTATGAATAGTCCTTTAGAAAGACACTCGCAATTACTTGCTAATACTAAGTATAAATCTAAAATAGATGCTAATCCTAACATGTCTGATGATGATAAGAAAAGACTTAGAGGCCAAGAGTTAGCTTCTGCTAGGGCAATCATCAATCCTAAAGGAAAACATGAAGTTGTTATAGAACCTAAAGAATGGGAAGCTATACAATCAGGTGCCATTAGCTCTAACAAATTAAAACAAATACTAGATAACACAGACTTAGAGAAAGTAAAACAAATGGCTATGCCTAGACAAGCTATTGAATTGTCAGAAGCTCAAGCAACAAAAGCTAAAACGTTATTAAAGAATGGGTACACACAAGCTGAAGTAGCAAACGAACTATCAATGCCACTTAAGACTTTAACTGGTTTACTTATACGATGAAAGGAATGATAATATGGCAGACATAATGCTAACCACTATAGATAATCCGTTTAACCCATTTAAACAGTTTGATGAATGGTATGCTTATGACATTAGCAAAGGACATAACACTTGTCAGTATATGGCAAGAATAGCAGTAACATCTGATGACCTAAGCGATGAAGACCAAGATGCAGCTGCAGATAGA